TCGTTGATTACAGCGTCTATACAGGAGTGATGGACAACGGCCAAGAAATCTTGGTACAGATCTTTACCAGCCCAGAGTCGGGCAAGTTCCTAATGGGACAAATCGCATTCAGATCGGCAGCCTCATCCTGGGGCGTGCCCATACCTTTGGAGAAACGATGAACTACTTTGCAGAAAAAATTATAGGGCTAGTGCTTTGTACGGTCTTTGGCTTTACGGTCGCTGTAGGCGCTCCTGACGCGTCTGGTAGCCCGTCTGGGACTATTGCGCTGGCACCTTTTGACGTTACGCCATACCTAATTGAACCAACCACAACGACCAGCTCCACGATCTACATTGACCCGTATAGCTCGGCGTGTAAGCAGTTCAGCGCGCTTGCCGTAAACCTTGGCTGGCCTGCCGATCAGCGCACCGTGCTAGAGGCTGTGATGGCTCGCGAAAGCGGGTGCCGACCATCTGCACACAACACCACGCTCAACAAAGACAAATCACAGGACTGGGGTTTAATGCAGATTAACGGTCGGTCATGGACAAAGTGGCTGCAAGGGAAAGGCATCATCACACAGGTAGAAGATCTGTTACACGCCGAGACTAACTTGCTCGCTGCATTAGAAATATACAACTACGGAGTCGAGCGCTACGGGTTCGGCTGGGGGCCATGGAGCGTTAAATGAGCGAAGGCACAGCATGGAATCAAGGCGAATTATCAGAAGAAACCCGACGAATGATATTGGAGCGCACCGAAATGGTTAACCACAACATGGCATTCTTTGGTCTTATTGACGAAATTATGAACGTCAGCAAAAACCCTCACGCAAGCATCATCCAACGACTAAAGACAATGAAAAACCAGTTGTCATTAGAAGACCCGATGCCACTTTACGATGTGACTACACTCGACTTAGCAATCAAAGCATTACAAGCACATTCCTAACCGACAAGGAGATTCCGACAATGAAAACCTGCACGATCTGCAAAGAACAAATTGCCTACCCAGAGATAACAGGCAAAACACACTTCGTTTGTGATGGCCGCGTGCCGGCACGAAAGAACGCCCCATTTATTGAGGGCATGCTGGCATCACAATCATCAGCCGATGCGCGTTGGACAAAACCTGAACAGAACCAAGTTGACGCTGCGATCTTGCACGTTGCGCGCACTAAAGGATTCTTCACATCTGACGACATCTGGAAGCACCTAGGCGATCAGTTCCCTGTCACCAAAGGCATCGCAGGACGGCTCAACGCAGCTGCGCGTCGTGGCATTATTCGCAATACAGGCGAACTGGCATACGCCCAGCGCGGTGGCGCGCATGACCATGCACAACGCCTATCGGTGTGGGCAGGCATCTGATGGGCTTTGACCTAAGCAACTACGAGACAGTTGAGCAACGCCTTGTCCGCTGGTGGGCTGCATACCCAAACGGGCGCGTGTACACCTGCATGATGAACTACACAGGTGACGCTTGCGTGTTCTACTGCGAACTGTACGCCGACAAGGACGACAAGGTGCCAGTCGCGACAGGTTATGCGGAAGAAATCAAAAGCGACCGCGGTGTCAATGCCACGTCGTTTGTTGAGAACTGTGAGACGAGCGCTATTGGTCGCGCTATTGCCAACTGCCCGTTACAGGCTCCTGCAAGTGGCCCTAGGCCGTCACGCAATGAGATGCAAAAGGTCGAGCGCCTAAGCACACCGACCGATACAAGGCAGAATCCTGTGCACATTCCCTCTGGTGCATTTGCCACGCCTAAACAAATCGGTTACATCAAGAAATTGGCCAAGGACAAGGGCATGGACGATCTTGCCTTGTTGGAGATGATTCAACTGAACTTGGACGATGACAGCGCGGTTCTTGAGCTGTTGAAATCACACGAAGCAAGCAAAATTATTGAGAGGCTGAAATGACATTAGAAGAAATGATTAGCGCTATTGAACGACTGCAGGCTCTTTACTTGCAGTTGTTACCTGAACAAGGACAAGCCATAGACAAGACTCGATACGCAATCACGCACTTGGCAGACAAGATTTGGACGGAAACGATCTAGTGAAGTTAGACGCCAAGATCAGCGAAGCCGATTTCAAGGACATGGTGATAAGCGTTGCCAAGCGTTACGGCTGGCTAGTGCATCACGATTTGCCGGCACAGAACAGTCGAGGACGCTGGATGACAAACGTCCAAGGCGATGCAGGATTCCCTGATCTGTTTATGGTGCACCCATTCCAAGGCGGTCGCCCGCTGGTCATTGAGTTAAAAGCAGAGAAGGGCAAGTTGACACCTGGACAAAAGATTTGGTTGAACGCATGTGAGATGGCTGGCTGTCATGCAGCGGTCTGGAAGCCAAGCGACATGGAGTACATTCTCTACACTCTCAGCAATCCCAGACAGTAACAATCGGCTAGTAGCACGACCTACACCGTCGCAAGGTGATCGGGTAACACACGGAAAGCGTGGGTAGATCGGTGCGCCCCAAATCATGCAAGACCAAATGAAACGGGCAAAGCACCGAGGCGAGTCGTAAACATAATCGACTGAATGCAAAGGGAACCAGGATGGGCAATCTGGTGGGTGGAGCATTCACACATCTATTGACCTGCAGATGACATACAGTTAACAAACAAAGAAAGCACATACATGAACCCGACAACAAACAACACCGACAATCAACAAGAGCAAGGCGCTTGCGCCGCGCTAGCACAAGCCGAAGGCGCGTGAGATGACACGCAAACTAACCGAACACGACACCACCATCTACAAACAAGCACGAGCAGAACTACTGCGCGACTCACCTATCTGCCATTGGTGCAAGAAGAACACAGCAACAGAACTAGATCACTTAGTCGAGTCAGACAAAGGCGGAACAATAGAAGATGGTTACGTTGCCAGTTGCAAGCCATGCAACAGCGCTCGAGGCGCAACGTATCGCAATCGCAAACTTGCAAACGCAAAACAAAATCGTGACAAAGCAATAAATGATTTTTTATACAGCTCTGAGATGCCCCCGAGCCCCATCCATCATTTTGTCGCCACCAGCCTCGATCAGCCTGAACTGGCGCCGACTGGCCATGACCAGCCGCGCTTGGAAACGATGGTGCCTGACCATGCCGGCTCGCTCGCTGGACTTGTGGGGGACATGGCAAAACAGGTACTCCAGATTGATTTGATGCCGTGGCAGATGCACGTTCTTGAGGGAATCATGGCGGTGGATGCTGATAACAAGTTTGTGCATCGCTCGAGCCTTGTGTCGGTTGCGCGTCAGAACGGTAAGACCACAATCATCCAAGCGTTGATCTTGTTTTGGCTTGTAGAAATGCCCAAAATCAGGGGCGGAAAGCAGACCGTGGTATCTGGCGCGCACCGTTTAGATTTGGCTTGTTTGTTGTTTGATGATCTGTCGCCAATCCTTGAGGAGTATTACGGCGCCAAGATCGTAAAATCGTACGGCCGTTATCAGGCCACGATGCCAGACGGCAGCAAATGGTGGGTCAAAGCATTAAAGCCAAACCAAGGTCACGGTATGAGCATTGATCTTGTAATTGTTGACGAACTGTTTGACGTTAACCCTGACTCGGTTGAGGGCGGTCTGTTGCCGGCACAGCGCGCTAGGAAGAATCCGCTTGCCTGTTTCTTTAGTACTGCTGGCACGGAAGAATCGGTGCTGTTTCAGCGTTGGCGTGAGGCAGGCATCCGCGCCATAGACAAGGGTGAGCCGTCCACGATGTACATGGCGGAATGGTCACCAGACCCGAGCCTTGACCCGCTGCATCCAGCGTCATGGGCGTGGGGTAATCCTGCACTCGGTTACACGTTGGATATGGACACAATTAGGCAAGAATCAACCAACCCCGATCGGGCATCGTTCTTGCGCGCATCCCTAAATCTTTGGGTGAGTGTTGTGCGCGGATGGATTGAGCCTGGGCGTTGGCCGTCCTTGGAATATCACGGTGAGGTGCCAAGCGGTGGCGTCGTGGCGATCGAGTCTTCGCTGGACGACTCTAGGTATAGCGCAACTAGATGTGTCAACCTGTCAGACGGACGGGTGCTTGTCACCGTGGCATTCATTGCCGAGTCAATTACAGAGCTGTGGGAAAACGTGCAGGAACTTGCCAAAGACCCCACGATCAGGTTTGCCCTGTCGCCAACCGTGGACGCCACATGCCCACCGAACATTGAGCGTCGCAGGGTCGTGGTCGGCTACGCAGAACTAGGACGGTTTACACCGCTTGCCAAAAACATGATTGCCGAAGCACGCTTACTGCACACAGGCGAAAAACTGTTAGCCGAACATGTCCAGCGCGCTGTTGCTGTTCGCACCGACAACACGATCGTGCTTTCAAGCAAGCGATCGCCTGGGCCGATTGAGTTAGCGCGAACAATGGTCTGGGGTATCGGCATGTGTGCCCGTCCAGTCAATAGCGGAAAGCCGATGCTTGTTGCGGTAAATAACTAAGATAAACGCGGTGGCCGCGCACCTTGCCTTTTGTCGGAATCGGATAAGTCATGCGCGGTCGCCACTTATATGACAAAGTAGGACTATGGCGATCTTTAACAAAACACGCAAAGCAGCGATAAGCCCAGCGCCAAGCAAAGCAGCTGCGGCTGGCGGTTACACACCGAACGCTGCCGGCGTAAACATGATCGGTCAGTACTACACGTATCAAGAAGGCGAAGCGCGAAACAAAGCGATTAGCGTTCCCACAATTAACCGCGCACGCGATCTCATGGCCTCGGTTATCGGCTCAATGCCATTGCGCTCATACAACGAGTTTTGGAACGGCGAAGAAATGGAGCGCATTTACATTGCGCCACGTTCATGGATGCGCCGACCAGACCCAACCGTGTCTGCGCAATTTCTTATGAGCTGGACACTTGATGACCTCATGATGTTTGGACGCGCGTTTTGGTACATTACGTCACGCACCGCCGACGGCTACCCAGCATCATTTACTCGACTGCCTGCAGGCTCAATTACCACACAAGATATGGCTGGCCCAGTTTGGTTTGCACCATCCAAGGAAGTGTATTTCCAAGGCGGAATGTTAGACCCAGCAAACCTTGTGCAGTTCCTATCGCCAGCGCAAGGCATGATCTACTCGGCACCTGGCGCAATTGAAACCGCGCTAAAACTTGAAGCAGCGCGCAATCGCAACGCATCGTCAAGCATCCCTGCCGGCGTACTTAAGCAAACTGGTGGCGAACCATTGAGCGCGCAGGAACTTGCTGATTTAGCATCGGCGTTTAATGCTGCGCGAGCAACTAATCAGACCGCTGCGCTTAATGAGTATTTGACATACACGGAAACAAACAGCACGCCAGACAAGATGCTTTTAATTGAAGCATCGCAATATCAGGCGCTTGAAATGTCGCGTCTGGCAAATGTTCCGCCGTATTTGGTGGGCGTTGCAACTGGCGCATACTCGTATCAATCAAGCCAACAGGCGCGCGCCGATCTTTACTTGTTCGGTGTAAAACTTTATGCAGATGCAATCGCTGGCGCGCTGTCAATGGACAACGTGCTTCCGCGCGGAACATATGTGGAGTTTGACGCTAAAGAATACTTAGAAGAAAACTTTATGGCCGATCAGATGGACGACCGTGAAGAAATCGTAAGAGAAAACACACAAGAGGAGTTAGCACAATGATTAAGTTAATTGCAGGAGATTTTACGGTTGACGCCGCAATTGGCGATGCACCGAAACGCATGATCTCTGGAACCGCCGTTCCGTACAACGTGCCGGCAGTAGTCAGCGATGGAACAGCTGTGATTTTTAAGCCAGGCTCAATGCCAGTCGAGGGCAAAGCACCACGCCTGTTCATGTACCACGATGCCAGCCAGCCAGTCGGCGTTGTCACCGAACGCGTGGACACCGAAGAAGGCATGATGTTCAGCGCCAAGATCAGCGCAACCACCCTCGGCAATGACGCTTTGGTTATGGCCTTAGACGGCACCATTGACCAAGTATCAGTCGGCGTAAACCCGACCAAGTTCTCGTATGACGAAGAAGGCACAATGATCATTGAGTCAGCCGACTGGATGGAATTATCCCTAGTTCCAATTGGCGCTTTTGGCGATGCCGCAAACATCACCAAAGTCGCTGCGAGTATCCACCAAGAGCCCGAAGAAGTAGTGTTAAATGAAGAAGTAACCCCAGTAGAGGAGAAACCAGAAATGTCAGAAGTAACCGAAACCGCAGTCGAGGCAACCATCCCTACTGCACCAGTATTTGCACAAGCAAAGCGCGAGTTCCGCATGCCATCAGCAGGCGAGTACTTGGCCGCCTACCACATCGGTGGCGACACGTTTGCAAAAGTAAACGCAGCATTTGTTGAATCACAAAAATCAAAGCGCAGCGTTCTTGAAGCAGCCGCAGGCGATATCGCAACAACCGACACACCTGGTCTCTTGCCAATCCCAGTACTTGGCCCAGTCTTCCAAGACATCAACTACATTCGACCATTCATTTCTGCGATCGGCGCACGCGCTTATCCAGACGGTGGAACATCAAAAACTTTCATTCGTCCAACGATCACGACACACACCGAAGTAGCAGAACAAACAGGTGGGCTTGAGTTCGGTGCAGCAGCAGCTCGCACAATGGTCATTGCAGCAAACTCGGTTGCAAAGAAAACTTTTGCAGGCCAAGTATCGCTTTCCGTACAGGACATCGACTTCACTTCGCCGGCAGCAATGCAGCAGGTGTTGCAAGACCTCATGGGACAATTCATGATCGTCACGGACAATTTCGCTGTAGATGCACAAGTAACTGCATCAACAACAATTGGACAATGGGACGGCACAGCAGAAGACCTGATTTTGTTCTTGTACGGCGCTGCACGCGACATCAGCAACGGAACCAACTTGTTCCCAACCCACATCCTGATGGGCGCAGACGCATGGGCGAAACTGGGCTCCACCGTGGATGCAGACAAGCGTCCTTTGTTCCCAATGGTTGGAACCCCGGGCCTTGGCGGATACAACACGCTTGGCGCGGGCAACGTCACCAACTGGTCAACCACGAACCCACTCGGTTTGCAGATCATTGTGGACAGCAACGTGGCAGCAAAGACCATGGTCGTGTTCCATGCACCAGCATCCGAGTACTACGAACAAATTCGTGGGCTCATGTCAGTTGAAAACCCTGGAACTTTGTCAAGGACGTTCTCGTACTACGGTTACAGTTCATTCTTCCAAGCGAAAGCAACACTCGCTCAAAAAATTACCTACGCCTAGTCGAAAGCGGAGCATCCGCTCATGGCTACATACACAGTTACAAACAAGTACCTGCTTGATGACTTCGCCGTACTGCAACTCCTGACCCCCAGCGAGATTGCAGTCGGCCAGTCAATTACGGTCGCAGGCGTTGACGCCACATTTAACGGCACTTACTCTGTGCGCGCATTGCCACAGTATTTGTTTATTGGCGTTGATACCGAAGGCGATTTGCTTTACGACTACCAGATGCCAATTGCCGATCAGGTGCTCTACGCCAAGGTTGCAAACAATGTCGAGCGCACCGCAGCCACCGGCACAATTACTTATGACCCTGTGTGCACATGGGTGTCAACGAGCCAAGTTATGTCGTACCTTGGCATTACGATTGCAAACCCGTCAGATGATTTTACGTTGCTTACGCAGTCCGTGTCGGCTGGCAACCAGTTTGCATATCGCAGGCGTCAGGAATCGGGCTATATTGACTCCCTAACGACTTCTCCTGGCGGAGATGCAACATTAGGCACTTTGATGTATTGCGCCGCTCTGTGGCGCTCTAGGGGCTCAATAGAGGCAACGTACGCCACGTTTGACGGCATGGGTTCGGCACCACAGCAAAGCCTGACCCCGATCGTCAAGCAGCTGCTCGGCATCCCACGTCCAGCGGTTGCCTGATGTCGTACACCGACCTGTTTAACGAAGCGATTGATGACGTCACAGCAACGCTTACCGCGGTAACTGGACTCCGTGTTGTAAACGATGCAACCAAACTTGTCAGCAACTCGGTTTATTTGGATGCGCCAAACTTCACGACCATCGCAGGCAACGGCAACGTGGTGCGCCTCGAGTTCCCCGTCAAGGTGATCGGGTCAGGCCCAGCAGGTCTGCCGGTACTCCGATCAATCTTGAGCATCGTTGCAACCGTGCTTGGCTCCAAGATCATCGTTATGGGTGGCCGTCCGTCAAGCCTTGAGATTGGTGGCGCGTTGTATCCGTGCTATGACCTTGATTGCGCTATCCAAGCCCAGACTTCGTAATCCACATATAAGCAACACAAATCATCTACTATCAGAACATAACCTAAGGAGCATTTATGGCCAGTAGCACTTACCTCTCGAACCCAGTCCTCACGATTAACGGCGTTGATCTGACTGATATGTGCAGCGCAGCAACTTTGACTTATTTGGTGGAAGCTCTAGAAGATACGAGTTTTGGAACTAATTCCAGGACGTTCGTAGCGGGCCTCTCATCAAATGAAGTCACATTAACGATGTTCGCGTCATTTGCCGCCACAGAAACTTACGCGACACTTTTCCCATTAATCGGCACGCGCACGGTTGTAACTCTTAAGCCAACATCGGCTGCCGATTCAGCAACCAACCCAAGGTTTATTTTGACTGATTGCTACCTTGAGTCGTTGCCAGTTATCAACGCATCCCTTGGCGAGTTGTCAACCTATGACATTACGTTTATGGGTGGCGCGCTGACTTTGGACACGACCGCACCATAATCAACGGCTCCAAGCCGACATAGGAGAAACATGAAAATCAAGTTGCAGTTAAAGCGCACGCCCGACAGCGCACCCGAGTACTACTACACAAACCTGTTTGTAGTGACCGAATGGGAACGCCTTGAGCGCCGCAACATTCAACAACTATCAGCGTCACCGTTGTATAGCGATTATTGCTGTTGGATGCACACAATCTTAAAACTTAAAGGTGAGCAGGTTGGTGACAACTGGCGCGAATGGATTAGCAAAAACCCTGACATCGACATTATGCCGGTACTGGACGAGACTGACCCAAACCCTACGGACGCGGCACCTACCGTCGCCAACTAGCAGAGATTTTGGTTGCGGTCGGTTGGTGGCCTAGCAGCATACAGTTTGACACTCGAGACATAGCAACGGTCATTAAAGTGCTTAACGAGGCAAACAAAAAACGGAGATGACGTGAACGAAGTGTCAACCAAGATTGAGATTGTCGGGCTCAAAGATGCCTTAAAGACGCTCAACAAAATTGACAAATCTTTGCGTCGCGAAATAACCAAGGACTATAAGAAAATTGTCCAGCCTGTAATTGACGATGCCAACAAGCTTGTGCCTACGGGTGTGCCGTTGTCTGGTATGGCGCGCAATTGGAAGACTCGATCAGGGTTTCAGATGTTGCCTTGGGTGCCTGGTCGCAAACAGAAGATCGCTGCCAAAATCAATACTCGAGCAATCAAAGAATACGGTGGCAACAAGACCAATGTCGGCACGTTCCTTATTCAATGGCAGGGCGCTACTGGCACCATGTTTGACACATCCATGGAAGGCTCGCTGGGGCGCGCGCTAACTGCACGCTATGGCCGTAGTTCGCGAGTAATGTGGAAAGCGTACGAGCAACGCCAAAACGATGTCATGTCCGAGATGGAGCAGTTGGTCAAGCGCGTCATGGCCGAAGCAAACAGAGAGACTAAATAATGGCAATTAATATCCCCATCATCAGCGAGTTTGACGGCAAGGGCATTAGTAAGGCTATTAAGCAGTTTGAGCAACTGGAAACGACATCAGAGAAAGCCCAGTTTGCAATTAAGAAGGCAGCTGTGCCGGCAGCTGCGGCGTTGGCTGGTTTGGCGGCTGCTTTGGGTAGCGCAACTAAGGCCGCAATGGAAGATCAAAAAGAACAGGCGGCTTTGGCGCTGACTTTGCAAAATGTTACTGGCGCAACCAAGCAACAGATCAAAGAAGTTGAAGACCAAATTTCGGCAATGAGTCGAGCGTCAGGCATTGCGGACACGGATTACCGCAAGAGTCTTGAAGCTTTGACCCGTGGTACGAAAGATGTGCGTGTTGCCATGAAAGACATGAACCTTGTCATGGACATCAGCACCGCGTTGCAGATGGACTCCACGACTGTCGCTGAAGCACTTGCCAAGGCGTATCAGGGCAACTTTAAGGCGTTGCGCACGTTGTCCCCAGAAATGGCAACGATGATTAAAGAAGGCGCAAGCCTTAACGATGTCATGGATGTGCTTGGCGACACGTTTGGCGGTTCAACTGCCGCAGCAGCCGAAACCGCTGCAGGCAAAATGGCAATCCTTAAAAACTCCATTGGCGAAACATCCGAATCCATTGGTGCCGCATTGCTTCCAATAGTCGAGGCTGTGCTACCAATACTTAACAAATTTGCTGCATGGGCACAAGACAACCCTAAAGCGTTCTTGGCAATCGCCGCAGCCATTGGCACGGTCGCAGCTGCAATCGTGGCCACAAACATTGCTATGGCATTAAACCCATTCAGCCTGATCGCTGCCGGCATCGCCTTGCTGGTCGTTGGCTTGGTTACTGCATATAACAAGTTTGAGTGGTTCCGCGACGGAGTAAACGCAGTCGTCAACACCATCATTGGGTTTTTTGAGGGCATGGTCAATGCCGCGATAGGCGTGGTCAACGCAATTATTGCCGTATATAACTCAATTCCTTTGTTGCCAAACATTCCACAAGCACCAACAATTAACGTGCCAACAATCGGTGGTGGTGGTGGTGGCGGTGGCTCAACAGAAATAGCGCGACCTAACCCTGGACGCGACAGCATCGCACGCTTTGCCGAAGGTGGCATCGTCACAGCACCCATGATTGGCATGGTCGGCGAAGCAGGCCCAGAAGCCATTATCCCGTTAGACCAATACAACCGCGGTGGCGGAAATGTGACCATCAACGTGACTGGCGGACTATCGACTAGCGCCGAGATCGGTGAATCTGTTGTCAATGCGTTGCGCGCCTACTCACGGAGTGCAGGGCCGTTGGCTCTGAACATTGCCTAATGCCCGGCACAGCAGTTGTCAATTCAGGCAACTATGACCTGCAAATAGAAACAGGGTTTATTGTTAACTCGTTTACCCTTGACAACGTGACGTCAGGTGTTCTTGACAACACGTTCTTTGTGCTTGACGGCAACACCGAATATGCAGACGTGCTGGCTGACTGCACAAACGTGATGGTCAGGCGCGGTCGCCGTGACGTGGGAGATCAGTTCAGCGCAGGAACAATGACATTCACCATCCAAGACGTGGACGGCATCTTTAACCCGTTTGATAACAACAGCCCGTTCTATGACACACCGCTATCAAAGCCAGGCTTGGCACCCATGCGCAAGGTGCAGCTCATCCGCTACGACCAGACCGACAACCCCGAATACCTGTTTTCGGGCTATGTCGTCAACTATGACTACAACTTCAACCTTGGCGGCCTAGACACCGTGACCGTGTATTGCGCTGACCAGTTCTACCTATTGGCACAAACCTTTATGGACGAACTAAACGTGGTTGCCGAAACATCGGGGGAACGCATAGAAACCGTGCTCGATCTCCCAGAAGTTGATTTCCCTGCCCTGCAACGCAACATTGCGACAGGCACCGTCAACCTTGGTCATGTCGGTCAATACACCGTGCCGGCAGGAACCAACGTGCTGCAATACATAACCCAAATAAACCAGACCGCCGAGTTCGGACGACTGTTCATGTCTCGAGATGGGGTGCTGACGTTCCAAGAACGCATCGGTGACACCTTGACGCCACCTGTGGCCAATTTCAACGATGACGGCACAGGCACCGTTTACGATCAGTTAGGTATCTCATTCGAGGCCGACCAAGTGATCAACCGTGCGGTCGTTGCAGGGTTAAGTGGCACGTCAAGTACCGCATCAAACGCTGGGTCTATTGCCACATATTTTATTCAGAACACGAGCATCCTTGACAGCCTGTTGCATGACGCGTCAGAAATCCAAGACGCAGCGCTATACCTGCTCAACCCGTTGCCCGAACCACGGTTCACTTCGGTGGGCACCCAGTTTCTGATGCTGACTGACACCGAAAAAGACACGCTGGCAACCATAGATATCGGTGACACCATCGCTATTGAAAAGACGTTCCCGAGCGGTGCTGGCACGACCCAGTTAACCCAAGATTTGAGCGTGGAAGGCATTGAGCATTACCTTAATTTTGCGTCAGGCCACAGGGTTTTGTACTCGACATCGCCGACCGTTGTGCTGTATGAACTGATTTTGGACGATTTGTTGTATGGCACACTTTCAACAATCAATGCTTTAGGATAGGAGACACTATGGCTAACCCATTCCCTTTTGTAGCAGGCGAAGTTCTTACCGCTGCCGACATGAACGGCATCGGCGAGTTCACAACATTTACACCAACTTTTACAAATTTGAGTGTTGGCAATGGCACAACTGAGGCTTACTACACCCGAGTCCAAGACTTAGTAGGAATTTTTGTTGCGATTACATTCGGTTCAACTACTTCTATTTCAGGTGCAGTAACTCTGACTTTACCGTTCAACCGCGTTACTAATGCAACTACAAGATTGCCATTAGGAACAGCATTTTTCCTTGACTCTGGAACTGTTAACATTATTGGGTCTATATTTCCGACTGACGCTTCGGTTTCACAAATACAAATTCGTTCGAATTCTGTTTCAGGTTCAAACATCGCTCAAATATCTTTAAGCGCAACTTCTCCATTTACTTGGACAACAAACGATGTATTATCATTTAGTTTCTTTTACAGAAAAGCGGCATAATTGATGAAAACTAAAGAAGAATACGCTGATCAATGCCGGGCAGAAAACCCAGAAATGGTTGAAACCGTAAACGATGTTGAACGCAAACTAACCAAAAAAGAATACGACGCAGCAGTTGAAGCTTGGGCTTTAATGCGCTGGTATCAAGACAACCCAGACCAGCAACCAACACCAGACGCATAATGCGATGGCGTTACCTCATCGGCTACGGCGCGCTTGTTGCAGTCGTCTTGTGGGGTTGCGCTGGCTGCGGTTATGACGGGTCTTATCGTTACCCATGCCAAGACCCAACCAACTGGCAAAAGCCTGAATGCGAACCACCACTCTGCAACCCATCTGGAACGTGCACACGGGATTTGATTTATGAGAGCACGCCTTAAACCCGAGGAGCTTCACGCTCGACTAATTGTGGTAGTTGGCATCATCCTCGCCAGCGTCTTTGCTATCACCGTGCTTGGATTTGTATACGCACTCATGTTTGTGACCCAGCCGATCGGGCATCAATCGCCCAATGACTCTGCATTCATAGACCTGCTATCAACCCTGACGGTCTTTATGACTGGCACGTTGTCAGGCTTAGTGGCCTCAAACGGGCTAAAGTCAAAAACGAAAGAAGGAACCAAAGATGTTGAAGCTTAAAGACAAAGCTCTACTCGCCTCATACGGTCGCTCAATGCTCGCCGCCGTTGTCGCGCTCGCAGTAACAGGCAACACCGACCCGTCAGCACTATTAGCAGCTGCGATCGGCGCGGTCTGCCCAACAGCGTTGCGCTACTTCAATCCTAAAGACATGAAGTTTGGTCGTGGCAGTAGCCAAGGCTAAGGCTGGCGTGCCAAACGCACGCGACTACATC